GGGAACAACACGACCGCAAGGACAAAGAAACCAAGGACAAGGCCTGTGTCACCGCCTTGCCGCAAGGCCAAGCTCAGGTCGCGCCGGAAAACGCCGATAAAGGCCGCCATTCTTAATGTTCGCCGGCATCCCCAGGCGGCGGCGCATAGGCGTCGAGACCGATCCCGACGGTGGCGCCGATCTCGGCTGGAATGTGCGTTGCCACGACGGCTCGCCCGCCCCCGGAGCGATGCGCCAAGATGGTCTGCTCGAGCCGGAGCCGGTTGTCGTCGTCGAGCGCGCTGAAGGGTTCGTCGAGCAGCCAAAGCGGGGCGGGGGTCACCAACAGCCGCGCGAGCGCGAGCCGGCGGCGTTGGCCGGCCGACAGCCAGCGGCAGGGCCAATCGCCCACAGCTTCGAGCGCGAAAGTGGCGAGCGCCGCAAGCAGCGCCGGTGCGTCCCGGCGCACCTCCTGACCGCGCAGGGTGGCCCAGAAAACCAATGTCTCGCGCGGCGTCAACCCCGGTTTGACGCCGTCCTGATGGCCGACATAATGCAACCGAGCATGATGCCCGGCGACATCGTCGGCGATTGGCGCAGCACCCCAGGCGAGCCGACCTCCCACCGGCTCGATTAAGCCGGCGAGGAGCCGCAGCAGGCTCGTTTTGCCGCTGCCGTTGGTTCCAGTCAAAATCAGCGCATCGCCCGGCGCCAGACGGAAGCAGAGCCCAGCGAAGACCAGGCGTTCACCACGCCGGCATGCGAGATCTTCCGCGACCAGATCGTCAGGAACCTCGGTCATCCCCGGCACGTCCTCAATCTCCCGCCGGTGATACAGCGGGTCCTTCCCTCTACCCGTTATGCAGGGGTAGGGGCAATTGCGCACCCGCTTTGCCCATCAGCGGGGCTGTGGTGGAGAATCGTCCAAAATAGGCTCTCCTGACGGAGGATTTGGAACCTGTTAAAGAATAGCCGGGAACGCATGAGGGGTTATCTGGGCATGACCCTGAGGGGGAAGAATGGTCCGTGAGAGGACCTGCCGATCTCATTTGAGCGAGGCCGGTGACCAGGCTGCAGCGAACGTCCCAACGAGGAAAAAGGCAAGGTCACGAGCTCCGCGCGCGCAAGCTGGCGTTGAAGATCTCTCCGCATCAGAGGTTTGCATCGCCTGGGCTCGCAAAAATCGCGCGGCTGCCGGGAGTGGCCGCGAGTCGCATGGCCTCCTCATACGATATCTCCTTGCCATCTTGATTTTTTGCCATGCCGTTTCCTTGCGCGATCCAAACGTCGATCCGGGGAGACTCAGGGCTCTGAACCCGGAAGTAGGTCTCTATCACCTTTGACAGCTCGGCTGCTTCGCCCGGTGTCAACTCGCCAGTGGCAACTGCCGCGGCGATCGTTGTCATTGCGCTGGCTGCATCAGCGGTGGATCGAAGAGCCGGCAATTGGACGCGCACAGACCGCTCGCGCCGCGGTGGTCGACGTCGATTGAGCAGCGACAGGAGCAAATTATCGGAATAGTGCCGGACCATGATAGCTTGACCGTCATCGCCGCGAACGAGTTTGCCGCCACTGACCAGCGGCTTGGCGACGCCTTCCATCGCGCGCCGGCGCGCCTCCTCTTCGAGCCTATCGGTGGCGATCTCCTCAGCTTCGTCCCATGCCGCGGCAAATGCAGTGTCTGTCTTCCGGAGCTCGTAAACACGCGTCCGGCTGGTTCTAGCCGCGGCGACGGCAGCCGTCACGCTGCCAGTATCGGCGAGAGCCTCGAGAAAGCGCGCCTGCCGCGCCTCAGTTAGCTTTAGTTGTTTCATCGGACGCTCCCGACTCCTATTGCGCGGCCGTTCGTTCCTCGGTGCCGCCATTCAGGGTGGGCGCCACGAATGCAACGAAGAAATCCCAGTCGTCGCCGCGAGGATCGCGGCGAGCCTGTCGGGCGATCTGGTAAAGGGTTGGATGCTCGGAAAACTCTTTGGGTTGGCCGTACCCGAAGAAATGGCAACCCCACACCCTCGCCGCTGCGCTGCATGAGCCGCTTTCTGAAGCAGACAGGACGGCGCAGCGTACGAAGCACAAGCCCCGTTCCAACCGATTTCGTCGCCCCGGCATTTTGTCGGACGATCGACCGATGAGCCGAGCAGTCTCGAGTCGGTGCGCGGTCGCTCTGTCCCATTTATGCTGAATCCGGCTCGGTCGAGATCGATGAATTTCAGTGTGTTAAGACTGATTCCGGAACACGCGGGACACTCCACGCGTGCGCGTGGAGATGGGACACCGACCCGTCTGGGTCCGCTATTTGGCAGACAGATCTCTGATTGTGGGCATCCGGCAGTTCCGAAGCTTGCGCCCGGCCTGGTTCGCATGGTCACTGCTTTTGGTCTCCACGATCGTGCCCATGTTCTCGGACAATGTGGCCATCGTTGCTGTTGAGCGGCGTTAGATGCCACACCCGGGTCCGGGCTTGTCTGATCCTGGCCGGCAAAGCGCACAGGCTCGCACGCAATGAAGGAACACTCTAATGGTATGTAAAAATGCCCTCGGAATATCGCCAAATCAGGCGCAGTATATTTAGTCGGAGTTGAGCGAGAACAATACACGAACCTATTGGGTTTGTCAATCCATATTCAGCGCGACAGTATCAGTGTCCGTGCTCGATCTTTAGAACGCGCGAGAGCATCCGGCCCGCTGCCCGTCGGGACCAGCTAGTAAGAGCCCGCGGCCAATGCGGTTGCACGACGCAAACCCATGGACCGGTCGGACGGCCCTCGCGGGATTGGGTATCTAGGTCGTCAACTTTTGGCTCCACATGAATCAGCACCAGGATAAACGCTGCGAAGTCCAATCTTTCAGCGTGACCGGGACAGCCGAGCGGGAAGCCCTGAAAACAGCAGCACGTTGCGTAGCGACACGGTGATGTGCCAATGGCTATCCAGATATTCACGTACCGTGATCCTCACAACGCTTACTAATTATGATCAAACTCCACACAGCGAGAGCCGGCTCTTGAGATGAAAGCACCTGAAACCGAGCATATCGCGAGGCTAATCCGCCGCACTCGCGAAGCCTTCTGAGTTAATCATCGAGAATTCGCGAAGGTTTCAATCCGAAAAATGGTTAAATATAATCGATATGAGTCTTTGAAATTATCCCAAATTCATTGACGTAATTGGTTTTTTTGAATAACTTCATTTATGAACTTGCTCTCGAAGAGAGAAGCGATGGGCCTCCTTAGCGATGAAACAGTAAGCAGCATCCCCTCTCGAGATTCGCGGCTTGGGCGAACCACTGGCCCCATTTCCTCGCTAAACGAGGCATGGTTGCACACCCTCGACAGATGCGCCGTCAATGCCCCACTGAGCGAGCTTATCTTGCCCCTGATGCGCATCTGCTTTTTTGGCGGCGCCATGCACGCCGTGCTCTTGCTGCAGAACGGTCATGGCGATCGGCTCGCTGCCGATATTGCCGGCTTCATCATGAAAGGGCAGTCGTGACTACCAAAGCCCCATGTATTAACCCGCGATACCGGACGGAACGATCGACCAAATCGAATTTGTTGATGCATTGGCGGCGCCGCGGATGGAGATGTCGCTAACAATGATATTGGGGAAAGCCACCGGGGGCCGCGTGTGTCGCTTTTAGTCACCAGAGTCGGACACCGACAGGCGGGCAGCTTCAAACATGGAGCCACGCTAAATGCAAGCCGGAGAAGGAGGAACTCTCAATGGAGAATTAGGTTAGCCTGACGCGAGCGACCGAGCAGCGTGAACAGCCGATTGCGAGCCTACCGCCGGCGCCACCATCGGACAGCCCTTCGACGGTTTTGGCGTTGATTGAAAAAGTGGCCCTTGACCCCGGTGCCGATGTCGAAAAGCTCGAACGAGTGATGGCAATGTATGAGCGTCTCAAGACAAAAGAAGCCGAGCTCGCATACAATGCCGCAAAGGGCCGAATCCTGAAAAAGCTCGCCGGGATCAACATCGTTAAGAACCGGTCCATTCTACATGAAATCGACAATGGAAGGCGGCAAAAGGGTGTCCTTGCGGGATTTAAATACGCGCCGCTCGAGGAGATCGACAAACATCTGCGCCCGCTCTTGGCGGAAGAGGCTATGGATCTTTCCTATTCTGCCGAACCTGGCGAGGGTGGCGACATTCTGATCCGCGGCCGTTTGAAGCACTTGCCAGGCGGCCATTACGAGGATTTCTTTATGCCGGCTCCGCCCGACACCACCGGTGGCAAGTCGAATGTGCAGGCGGTCGGGAGCACCAATTCCTTTCTGCGCCGCTACGTCGTCTGCAATATCTTCAACATCGTGGTTGTCGGGGATGATGACGATGGAAACGGAGGGACAATTGACGAGGCCCAGACCAAGGCGATTCTTGACCTGATCAAAACCGCCAAAGCCGGACCGAAATTTTTAAGATACATGAAGGCCCAGAGTGTCGAGGAAGCCGGCTCTCTCGATGCCGCCGTAGCGACGATTGCAGCGCGGGACTATCACAAGGCCATTAGCACTCTCGAGGAACAGATAGCTAAGGCGGAGGCCAGTCGTGCCCATCGTTTATCATGATGTGAGGCAATATTCGGAGGAGTATGACCGTCTCAAGCTAGGGATCCCAACAAGCTCGCATTTTCACAAAATCGTCACACCCCAGGGCAAGCCGTCGAAACAGTGGCGAGAATACGCCTGCGTGCTGATCGCCGAGCGGCTACTGCAGCGGAAAATCGAGTTCTATCATTCGCCAGCTATGGAGCGAGGTTTGATTGTCGAGGCTGAGGCGGCCGATTGGTACGAATTCGATCAAGACGTGACGGTTCAGAGAGTGGGCTTTATCACCGATGACAATCACACGTTGGGATGCAGTCCTGATCGACTCGTGGGCGACCAAGGGCTGTTGGAAATTAAGGCGCCGCTACCGCACACCCAAGTCGAATATTGGATTTCCGGAGAGCTCAATGAACGCTTCCGGCCGCAGCTGCAAGGTCAGCTCTATGTTTCTCAGCGAAGCTGGGTCGATATTCTGTGCTGGCATGACGTGCTCCCAAAAGTTGTCATGCGGGTTGAGCCAGATGAACAGTTCATCAAGAGCCTCGACCGCGAGCTGCAGATCTTCAACTACTTTGTCGAAAGCGTCATGGAAAAGATCCGTGCCACGTATGAAATGCGGGTTCCACAAGCGGGATTGGCGTTGAAGGCGGCACTGCGAGCAAGTCTGGAGATTGTCCCGTGACGGGAAGGGGAAGCCTATCGGGAGACGCGGTTGACGCCATACGGTAACGACCGCCGCCGACCTCTGGCGCACCAAAGGGCGTTTACGACCGCCGTGGGCGACAAAGTGTCAGACCTGCCAAAGGAGGTCGGCCGGGTTCACCTGGCTTCGCCCAATCCAACTCACCCTGCGCCGGAACACGAGCGCTGACAATGCCTAAGACAAATGCCCGCCCCCCGCATCCCCCGCACCATAGGGCGTAGCAAGCCAAAGCCTAACTTGCGGAGCCGGGTAGCGCACTTAGCTTTTGTCCGTCTGCTTCCCTGCGTAGCCTGCGGTAAAGCAGCGCCATCGGATGCCGCCCATGTGCGTACCGGAACCGATGGTGGTACAGGGATGAAGCCGGGCGATCGCTACGCAGTTCCTCTCTGTGCCGCCTGTCATGCAAAACAGCATCGGGTTGGCGAGCTCACCTTCTGGTCCACACTCCGCATCGACCCTGTCAACGTAGCTTTACGGTTGTGGACTATATCGGCCGATCTCGAGGCCGCAGAGCGCATTGTTTTTCGGGCGCGGCAACGGATCAATCTGGCGAAGGCATATCTCTGAGAGACGCACCATACCCTGTTGCAGAACAGATATTCGGGCTGCGACCGAACTGGGACGGCCTCATAGCCCATCGGCATCCTTCGGATCTAATTTCACTGGCGTCCGCGTGGGTCGACATGGCCTACCAAGCAAATGAGAGATAACGCCGTGTCTCTTCGTTGCTCCAGGAGCGTCCAAACCCAATAAATGCAAGGCCCGTGATAGGCGATCTCCTCGACGAGCCGGTGCCAGGCTCCGCCCTCTTTCCAATATGGCGATGTTAAACCTGCTGCAGAAGTGGATAGGACCCACCAGCCTACTGTGGATGGTTTTCAATCCAGTTTTCGCGACTGGGCGGGCAGAGTGCACCGACTTCCCTTCCGGAGCAGCCTGAGATAGCGCTGGCCACGCTGTCGACGACAAGGTTGAGACTGGCCGTCGGCCTGGCGACTCGTTCGAGAAGCGTCCGCGTCGGCCGCTAATTCCAGCCACGTTGGACCAAATGTACGGGCATGGCTTCGGCGGCCAGGTCGTCTTTGCTGGAATGGCTGATGAACAAACGTGGCAAATCAAGGTCGAGGTTGTCCATTGCGCACCCATACATGCCCGCCGTGATCGCACAGCGAGAAGTGGGCCAACGCTTGGCCGACCGAAGTGGCTGAGGGTGGTTGCCGGTTACCTGAACTCATTATCTGCTGCGGAAAACCCAAGATCAATCACTGATTACAATTATCTGCGACCCTCACCGCACAAACTGTTTGTGCAGCAGGCATGAGGCTAGAGCTCAGCTCTCCTGACGTCGGAAATCCAAACGGCGCGACGTCAGCTTCGCGAAAATATCATCGCAATTGCCCGGGAATTTCATATTACCCTGTTGCGCCTGTTCCTCGACCTGGCGCCGCAGCAACTGGTGCAGTCTCTTGTAGCCAGCCAGGATTTCGCCAGCCTCTGCAGGCGAAATGCGCAACTGAGAAATTTCTGGAGCACGTTCCTCCCCCCGCACTGCGGTTGCTCTCTGCCTTAATGCGGCCAGCGTTTGCTGCACTTTTCCACGCGTGCCCACCATGCCGACCAGGCATCGGCAAGTCGTGCGGCCAGATCGGTGCGTGTGTGGCCGCAGGCGTGCATCATCTCGGCGACAATTGCCGCATGCGCGAGTATCGGCTTTAGATCCGGCGGAAGGGTATTATCGCCGGGAGCCGCCGATACGGGCCAGTCAATCATCGTCATGGCCATCGCTGCCCAGACAATCAAATATCTTGCAGTGGCGACGCATTGTCTCTTCCTCTCAACAAGCTCTCGCCTAGCACCCCAAACACGGAGCCTTGGATCAGCGCGCCATTCAGACGATCAGCGATTCCATTGGCGTGCCGGGCCGAAGAGTCCCGACAGAAGGTCCGGCCCCTTGGTCCCAGCAGCCCGCCGGGACGGCGCAGAACTGCCGTGGGCCGGGATCGGTCCGACGATCCGCATGGCAATTACGAAATCGGACGGTAGAGAACGCATGCGCCCGATCTTCTGCTTTGTAATGGCGTTGATCGTTGCAATCAGTGCTTCCTCCGCATCGGCGCAGTCCCCGCAGAAATGGGTGACGAGCTGGACCGCCTCAGTGCAGGAGCCCTCGGGGTAGCTGCCGTACGCGCCAGTCAATCCGAGGTGGCCATTGTCGACCGGGCGCGTTAGTTAGCAGTCCCGGAGCTGACGTCGCGTACCGCACCGGCCGAGCCGGGCATCAGCCGTATGGCGGACGCGTTGTTCGGCCACGAATCATTTCGGCCGCACAGCACATAGGAAACGGACGCTGTCGGCTGACGGCACGGCCGGCGCCGTTCGAAAACGAGAACCTTGGCAGCGCCGGTAAAATCTTGCGATCTGGCATACGCGATGAATGCGGGCGTTACCAGAACAAACCGGCTTCCGTCTTCGAATGCGAGCGTCGAGGCGGCGCTTGATGCGCCGGTCAAGGCATTCCTCCAGCGGCAGGGTTACGTCGTTCGCGGCGAAGTGCGCGGTTGCGACCTGGTCGCTCGCCGCGGCAATGAGGAGCTGGTAATTGTCGAGCTGAAACTGCGTTTCACCCTGTCGTTGCTCTTCCAGGGTATCGACCGTTTGGCGCTGAGCCCGCTGGTCTATCTCGCGGTGCCGC